ACCCAAGGCAACCCGATTAGATATTTAGAAATGGCTAAAATAAAGGGATAATAGCCTGCCGGCGGCGGGGGTCGAACTAGACGCAACCCGTACAAATGGCTAAAACAAAGCGTTTCTAAAATAGGGCAACCCCTAGGGCAACCCACCTAGACTATGAAAGGATTGTGGCAACGGTGACTTTCATAGTTATTTTAGAAGGGCTTTAGGCTCTTATTTTTTTATTTTAAGGAGGTATTAAAGATGGCGAGCAGAGAAGTAAAAATTAACGAATTAGGAGACACAATCAAAATTGAAGTTAAGGAAATTGACGGATTACATACAATCTTTGTTGATGGTGTTAAATGGGTTGAAATGGACAATATGATGCACGCGGCTGTAATCTATAATATGCTGGCAGATCATATTACTGAGTATATGAATTTTGAAACAATTTAGACTTATAAGAAATAGGGCGAAAAAGTGTTTTATTTTAAATTTTTGATTTTACCCTTACATTTATACCCTAAAGGCTTTAGGGTTGAAATTTGAAACTTATAGATCTATTAGAATAGGTGTTGCGGAGGCAACTCGGAATACTCCCCCTGTTAAGTTTGTACTTGCAGGGGATTTTTGATTTTTAGACACACATATCGGCTGTTTTTCATTGAGAAAACCGCCTATTTATGCTATAATTTAGGGGTAAACAGAAAAGAAAAAGAGATAGATACTTTGCAGAGTACCTACCTCATATCCTTGAACAATCGCACTTGTCCAAGAACATAATTATTATATATTGATTTGTTTTTTGTTGCAAGTTGCGTTTTGGGTGACTTGCTTTTTTTGTTTTTGGAGGATTGATAAATGGATAAAAGATTCAAAGATCATACAGGCGAAAAATACGGAATGTTAACAGTTTTAGAAAAAGCAGAAGATTATAAAAATACTCAAAAGTATAAATGTATGTGCGAATGCGGAAATATAACATATTCAACAATTGGAAATATGAGAAACGGCAAAAAGGTTTCTTGTGGATGTTTGAAAATCAATGATTTATCTGGTAAAAAATTTGGAAGATTGACGGTTATTAAAAGATGGGAAAGACTTCCTTCAGGGCATACGAAGTGGTTGTGCGTTTGTGATTGCGGCAATGTCAAATTTGTTGAGGATTCCAATTTGCATAGAAAACATGAGGTTTCCTGTGGATGTGCAAAAAAAGAAAAGATGATAAAAAGTTCTAAGTGGAAAGGTGAATCATCCGAGCCGTTGTTTATAATTTGGCGAGCTATGTTAAAAAGATGCTATAATATTAATTCTGAAAATTACAAATATTATGGTGGGCGTGATATTAGAGTTTGTAATGAGTGGCTTGATGAAAACAATGGATATTTTTCATTTAAAAAATGGTCGTTAGAAAATGGTTTTGAAGAAGGGCTGTCCATTGAAAGGATTGATGTTAATAATGACTATTCACCCGATAATTGTAAATGGATTCCTTTTTCCGAACAATCAAAGAATAAAAGAAATAATAATATGATTACATATCATGATGAAACAAAATGTTTAGCTGAATGGTCGAAAATATTAGGGATAAAAAGATATACTTTATATTCTAGACTAAAAAGAGGCTGGACAGTCGAAAGAGCGTTTGAAACACCTGTGAATGTGTAAAGGAGGGCAGTTGCCCTCCTTTTTTATAATAATCCAGCTTTTTTATAAATCTTTAGTCTGTCATAATATGATTTTCTTGTCTTGAATTTTAATAATTTGCAAGCTTCTGTTACAGTGATCTGTTTTGTATCAACCTTTTCTTTGATGGCAAAAAACTCTTCATCAGAAGCCTCCATGCGCTTATATACACCTCGTTTTTGAGCTTCGTGTATTCCTTCTTTTTGTCTTTCCAATAGTGTCATTCTTTCAAATTCGTTAATAGCTCCGATCATTGTAAGCATAAGTTTTCCTGTTGGAGTAGAAGTATCAAGATTTTCCTTATTGCTGATAAGTACAACACCTTTTTCATTCAGTGTTTCAACGATTTTTAATAGATCAGAGGTGCTTCTTGAAAGTCTGCTGAAGTCGTGGATGTGAACTGTGTCACCTTTTTCTACAATTGATAACAACTTCTGCAATTCAGGTCTATCCATATTCTTTCCTGAAATCTTTTCTGTGAAGTAGTTTTCCTCTGGAATGTCGTATTTTTTCATAGCTTCAATTTGTCTATCTAAATTCTGTTCGATTGATGAAACTCTCAGATAACAATAATTCTTATTCATAAAAATTTCTCCTTTCTAAATAACTCCCCCTGTTATTATTTCTGTGATCTTAAATTTTCCAAAATTGACACACATACCCAAAATTTTATAGTGGTAGATTTCCCATTTTTATATCAATATTATGAAAAAATTTTTTAAAAAATTTTTTGCTTATATATGGCGGCCCCCTGTTATTTTCTGAGGTTTTCCAGAAATCCCAAAATGGCACACACACGGCAAATTTTACGAGGTTGGAAAAGTAGTATAAATAGCATAATGTTGTTATGTCTTGACACCTGTCAAGGCGGCGCCGGGGTTGTAAATGGGCCTTTTTGCGTGTTCTGTATGTCTGGGAAATATGCCGCTTTAAGGCCTCCAGCGCGCTCATATTTCAATTATAATTATGTGGTGGTGTATTTGTTAGGGTAGGACCCTAAAAGGCTTTAAAACGCCTTTAAACGACTTGTATATTTTAAGGCAAGAAAACCCCGGGCGGCTGCAGCAACTCCGGCAGCTTGCAAGGATCCCCGGCAACAATCCCGGGGCCGTGTATATCCTGAAGGCGTGACAACTCCGGACCGTTAAAGGATCCCAGAAAAGCGGCAGCGGGGCCGGCTCCAGTTTACTCCGTGTTATATGTCTTTGTATTATGCCTTTGTGGGCTTGTATTTGCCTTTTTAGGGGCTTTTATAACTTTTAGTGATACATTGTAGGCCTATAAGCTTTTTTTAAATATAGGCCTTTAAAAGGGCCTTTTATTTGCTATAAAATCCGGGGGCCTGCAGCTATATAAAAGGGCGGTTGTTATGCCGCCCTGATTTTATTTGTTTTCTAGTTCTTTTCTATTGTTTGAGCCGGTTTTTATTTCTATTTCATCAGCAACACGGCAGCCGCCCGGGAACCTATAAACAGGGAACTCGTTAAAATCCAGATATTGAAAAGTTCCAATATAACCATCATAACTTTTTATATATTTTGGATAATTGTTATTGTTTGCCATTGTTTACACCTCCATATTTTTAGATATAACCCCGCGCCGGTTGTTATTTTCCGGGCGGGGCGTTTGTTATAAAAGATCCTCCATAAATAAATAGATAATGTTGTTTAGTTCTGCATCTGTTAACCTTTTGACCCTTGCCGGGGCCGTGTCAACTCCGTTGTATAATAATATGTTCATTGCTACCGCCTCCAGTTTTAAGCGGTCCGGCGTTGGATCCCTGAAGAACTCCGGCGGGGTGGTTTCAATTTCTGCCGGGGCCGTGTCGGGTGAAAGTCTGAAAACCTCCAGAAGTGCGGCCGCTTTTCCGGACCTGTAAAGGATCCAACAAAAAATTATAACTAGTAAAATGATCACTTTTTCACCCCCTAACACCTGCCATTTTATTGCGGCGGTTTTTATGCTCTTTTGTTAGTTCGTTAACAAAGTTTAAAAAGTCGCTGCACTCAATATAAAGGCGCGTTTTGTTTGTTGTAGGTTCGTTTATTTCTTGTAAGAACTCCAGCGGGTCAAAGTCGGCGCCCGCGCTGGCTGTCTTTTCGTTGTATTCGTTTATATAAGTATTTGCCCACTTAATAGCGGCTATAATTTCATCATATTCGATCATTTTTCAACCCTCCATTTATTCAAAATAATTTTTTAAAATTTGTCTTGCGTCGTTTACTCCATAAAGATTTATTAATTCATTTATAAACAAAATGTCGTTTTCATATGTTTCTATATAGTCGGCGCGGTCCATGTCTGAAAACTCGTTATATAATGCCGTGGCTTTTTCCATTGTTTCACCCCCTTAAATATTGCAATGTGGGTATAGTTCTAAAAGTCTGTTTTTGTCAATTTCTTTTATTAAACAATATCTATTATTATTATCTTTTTTATACCTGTTAAAGTCTGCCATAGTGCCGCGGCCATAGTTAAACGCGCCTTTTATTCTTTCAGGGGTCCAAACATTAAACCAGCCTTTTTTTATAGCGTTTTCAATGCCTGTTTTTCTTGCTTCAGTGATACATATTTCAATTATTATTTTATCCATATTTTCACCCCCTTAAAAATCATAAGCCGGCACATTTAAACCGTTTACATATAAAGCAATGTTGTAAATATCGGCTGCGATGTATTTAAACTTATTCAAATATTTTTCGGCTTGATAATTCTTTTCAATGCTGCCATTGTAAATTGTTGTATATTTATTTATTGTTAGTTCGTTGCCCTGAATGCTACAAAATACAATATGGTTTGTTTTCCCTTCAGTGAATGAAAAATTAAAATTGTTTAGTGTGTCGGCGTGGTGTATCTCATAATTAAAACCATCAAAACGGGTTATTGTCTGCCAGTTGTACCCGTTAAGGCTTTTAAGGCTAAAATCAATATATTTTTTCTTTAATGTTGTAAAGTCCTTTATACAATTAAATTTTTTCATGTTTTGGCCCTCCATTTTTTAATTATATTCAAGTGTACCGGCTAAAAATGCGTCTATCGCATTTTCTATACTTTCAGCACTCCAGCGCCCCGCATACCATCCGTCATTTAATACGCGGCCGCTAACATATGCCGGAAGATTAAACTCTTTTATTTCATCAAAAACAAAGTCTAGTATTAAACTATTAAAGCCCTTTGTTGCTATTGTTTCGTTGCGTTCTCTTTTCATGTTGTACACCTCCATATTATTTTATTTTTTCAGGATCCCCCGCCGCCGGTGGTGGGCCGGCTGCCGTTCTCCGGGCGGGGTGGCGTGTTATGCTGTCGCTTGTGCTCCAGTGTTGCACTTGATATTAGTTAGCACATAATCCCAGCTTGTGCCCCAGTGGTCAACGCCCCAAAGATAAATATCAAGTGTTTCATTGTAGTAAAGTGTTTCGCCTGCAGCCTCGCAAAGCTCCGCGCCGTAATTGTCAACTATATACCATTGATATATATCGTTGTAGTGGTACTCCTCCAGCGCTTCGATGTTTTCCTCGATGTCCTCCAGCTCCTGCAGCTCCTCCGGCGTTGGCTCCTCGATGTCCTCCAACTCCTCGCGGCGGGCTTCCAGCTCCTCGATTTTCTCCTCGCGCTCCTCGTTGTCATAATAGTTGCCGTCTGCGTCTGCATAATATCCGGCTTCTGTTATCGGCTCCCAGTAACCTATATCACAAGTGTTATTCATTAAATCGTTAGCAAGTACCGCATTAAATGCCTTTGCAAATGTTCTATAGTCAACGCGGTTGTGCTCTTGGCCGTATGTGCTTATTTCGTTACCACAAAAATATTTTCCGTATACATCTAAATTTCTCATATTGTCACCTTTGCCCTTTCATATATAAAATTTTAATTGGTTTCTTTTTGATCCTCTTCAGGTCCCCGCCGTAGCTGTTAACCCTTTTCACGCTTCCGGTGTGGTTATATCCGGCGGTTGCTGTATATTTGTTTTGCTGTTGTATACATATTACATTATATAACGCACTTATACAATTGACATTATATACAAATATAACGCACTTATTTTATGCAATATGTATAACGCACTTATAAAAATACCGTAATATTGAAATATAACGCACATTTTGTTATAATATGGAAAAAATAAAACGGAGGTTTAAAACATGGATAAGGAAAAGAAAACCACTGAAGCGCAAAGAAAAGCCGTTAGAGAATACGAAAAGCGCAACTATAGACTAAATTTAACTTTTCCGGCAGGAACAAAAGAACGCATTGAAGCATTAAACCTTAATAAAACAAATAGCGCTTTTATTAGGGATGCAGTTTTGGCAGAACTTGACAGACTCGAAAAGATACTAAAATAACAGATATAACGCACTTTGTAATTGTAAATATAACGCCCCGCAGGAATAACCCCCGGCAGGCTTCAGGCCTTCAGGATCCCGGCCCGCCTTGCTTCGTTCTGGAGCTATTCAAAACTTGATTTTTTATTTTAGATCTAAACTAAAATTTTTAGGACTTGCGACAGCTTCCGCAGGTCCTTTTTTTATGCCCTGTGATTTCGATATTACAATTATATTGTTGTGTTTGTTTGATATCGTTGTAAACTCGTTTCGAGTTTACAACAAATTATATTGTAACTGAACCGCTGGAAATGATACAAAAAAAGCAAGAAAACGCCCGGCAGGTTATTTATATATATTGTGTTGAGATAACAACCGCCGCAACAAGTCAATGCTTGTTATGAATATATATATTATATAATGCCATGGTCGTAATTATGGAGGGGTAAAGCCTATAAATATATATGCCTGGATCAATACCGAAAACTAAATATATAAATATAAATACAGTGTCGCAAGATATAGATAATTGTATAGATAAATTTTTAGATATTAACGGCATTGATAAAGATTATAAATCTATAACCAGTATAAAACATTCAACTGTTAATTATATGCTGTCGTTTATCTATCAAGAATTATTTAAACCCTCTGAAACACTTTGTAATAATCAAAAAAGCTATGTTGATTATAACAACATAGAATTATTACAAGTGCTAGCTGATAAGTTTATAGAAATATGTCAAAGGTTTAATAAATCTTTAGGCCTTATATCTTTTGGGTATTTAATCGGTTGCAGTAGTTCGACTTTGACTAACTGGTTACATGATGGAGAACTAAACCCCCAAAGGTTGGCTATACTTAAAAGCATACAGGAAAACCACAAAGCACAACATATTAGCATTTTAAATGATACCCCGGTGGGCGCTTTAGCTGTAGCGAATAACGATCACGAAACCGGATTAGAATGGGGCAAAAATCAACAGGTCATAACAACGCAAAATGTTTATTATTTGCCGTCGGAACGGTCCGAACGCATCAGGATAGACAAGCCGGAGGACTAAAAAGCGTGTTTATGTAGTCTACTTGGTAAACACTTAACACATTTGTAACATTTGGCGTAGGTCCTGGAGGATCCTGGAGCACCCCGGGGAGGGGGTTATGCAGCAGGGCAAAAAGGGGCGGGGTTAACCCCTCAAGTTCCGAAAAACGCAAAAAGCGTTATAGCCGAAAAAGAAAGACACCCCTCAGACTCCCCTGAAAGAAAGAGGGATATATATAAATAATAAAGGGCAAGGGTGATGTTCATGATACGATTTCAAGATGATGTATGTAGTATATATATCGGAGTCAGCAACAATTGGAAGAGGATGCATGGATATCCAATGTCTAAGACTAAGCGATATAGACATGAGCGAAAGTGGATTCCTAAGAATGCAAGGTGTAAGTATCACACGATGAAGAGAGTCGGCTGTGATGATGATTTGATCTACAGAAACTTAGCGAGGACCTACAATAACGAAAAACTAGTAAGGGCTGTGGTATATGAAAGACGATGATAAGGGAACATACCTGCGAGTGCTAGTTGACCGCGAGATGCTTCGGTATCTGCTGAAGAGATCAGACAGAAATGGGGAGAGCATGAGCAAGTATGTCGGAAGGCTAATCAGATTAGACATGGCAGAACACTCAGATAAAATTTTTCAAAAAAATACAAAAAATGGCAGCTAATTGGATTTACTTCAAAATTGCCAATAGATAATCCAATAATAACGCCTAAAAATGCTATGTGGCGGAATAGGTAGACGCATAAGAGTGTAAAGGAACTGTGTTCGGGGCAAGCCTAGTAAAAAGAGAAGTCGGATAAATACCTCAACACTAGGGGCACAGATAAACTACTGAAAATCATAACACCTATCCTCGAAAGAGTGCCGACTAACAGTAGCATAATTCCATGTGGGGTGCAAATCCCTACCATAGCAAGTAAGGTTTTAGAACAAATTAGGGGTTTCCTAGTGCTATACGATCTTTGGCTGAGTATAAACAGCTTAAGTACACGGCTGTTAAAGGCAAGATAATATGGCAGGCCAAAACTCAGATGCGTGGTTATGGGTACCTATAACCCAAACATAGGGGTGTCGCCAAACGGTTAAGGCATGGGATTTTGGTTCCCATATGTATAGGTTCGAGTCCTATCACCCTTGTATAAATAACATGGGGGTAAAGAAATGCTGAGAGTTGACTTAACAATCAAAGGGCAGGTATGGAATATTCATATCAATGAGGACAGCTCAAAGATAGGCACTAATTATCTGGACAATGAGATTTGGGTAAATGGTGATAGGGAATTGATTGAGAGGAACTTAAGGCGATTCCTAATGATAGCTGTAGATTGTGAATATGTTGATGTGCCGGAACCTAGTAATGACGAGATAGAAGTGATTGTTCAGAAGATCATGAACGCTTATGGAATGAAATTATGAGAGAATATAGCGAACAAGAATACATACAGAAATTTCAGTTAAACTGTTGTCCTAGATGTGGTAGCAGATTAGTAAAGACATTTGATAGAACCAAGAGCCATATGCATTACATAGTTTATGTATGTGGTGGTTGCAAGAATGTAATTACCAGAGAAATAAGTTAGTTAGATACACTTCCCATGTATCATTATCATATTCATATGACACCTTTCAACCTAGTAGCCTGAAGTGGCTGATTAAAGGAACTTCAAATGTTCCGCTAGGGATTAAGTCACGAATTTGCCAATCATATGTGACTTCTCCTTTGAAAAAATTATTTAGTGGTTCCTATGGGCGTTTATGGAATGCTGAATACTGGTTCGAATCCAGCCATAGGAAATTAACTTCACTTTCCCCCAGAAACAAGTGAAACGGAGTCTTGGCAACCAACTTGTCAAGGCTCCACCTATTATACGGAGGCTATTTTTTTGCGAGATTATCCATTTTACAAAGATAAAATAGGCGAAGTCATAGGAAAACTTCGTATAGAATGCCAGAAAGACGAAAAAAAGCAGGACAAGAAGGAGATTTACGAATTATACAAAGATCTCGAAGCCTGTTGTCAGTATGGCTATCTTTATGATGCTCAATTCAAGGATTATTACAAGCAATACACGGAATACATTAAGGAAGTTGCACTTAAAAGGGTAACAGAGGACAAAAATCGGGCAAAAATATGGCGAGAACTGTATTGGGAAGTCGTGAAATTAGAATCATTCCCATTTTTTGAGTCATTTCTCATCTTCATGGAGCATAAGCGCCCTTATGAGAAGCGATTTTATGAACCAAGATCAAAAACCCTAAAAATTGTTGTTGATGATTTGCAGAGATTAGAAGATAGCAAGACTCAGAAGATGCTTACAGAATCTTTGCCATCACGAACAGGAAAGTCAACACTTATGGTTTTCTTTGGAGATTGGATAGAACTGAGACATCCAGAATCACACAATGCGATGTGTACGCACTCAGGTTTCCTTGCGGATCACTTTTACAAAGAAATGTTAGAGACAATGACATCTCCCGAATACTGTTATGAGGAGCTATATACATTCTTTAACCCTGATAAGAAGTTTATCGAGGATAAATCAGCCGAAAAAATGACAATATCTCTTGTATCTAAAGGCGATTTTCCAACATTTACCTTTAGAGGTATAGACGGAACATGGACAGGAGCCATAGATATATCAAGCGATGGTTATTTATTTATAGATGACCTTGTTAGAGATAGAACACACTCATTATCGCCTAGAAGAATGGATGATACATTTTCTGAATATCTTAATAAATGCGTAGACCGAAAAAATGAGGGTGCCAAAGAAATTATGATTGGAACATTATGGAATGTATTAGATCCTATTAAACGACTTGAGGAAATGTATGGTGACGATGAGAGATATGTATTTCGTAGGATCCCGGCGCTTAACGAAAATGGAGAAAGCAATTTTGACTATGAAGTAAAAGGCTTTTCCACTGAATACTACAAGGATATGAGGGATAAACTTATCAGAGCCGGAAATGAAGCTGAATGGATGGCTAAATTTCAGCAACAGCCTTATGTTCGTGAAGGAATACTCTTGCCACTTGACCAATTAGGCTATTTTAATGGAGTTTTGCCTGTAGAACATAAGTATAGATTTGTTGTTAACTGCGATGTGGCTTTTGGTGGCGGTGATAGTGTATCAATGCCTATTACATTATACGATAAAACAGATGACCTGGTATATGTAGTTGATTGGTATTTTAATTCAAGTGGTGTAATGATTACAGTTCCAGGTGTAGTTGATATGATTATAAAACATGGAATAAAAAAAGTTACATTCGAGGCAAATGCCGGTGGAAATCTGTATGCATCAAAAGTACAGGAAGAACTGAAGAAGAGAAACTACTTATGTGCTTGTGATAGTGTTCGAGCGCCTAACAATGCATCAAAAGAGGACAAAATCAAGGCTTGTGAGGGTGTTATCCGTCAAAAATATAGATTTTTAGATGGCACAAAACATACACCTGAAGAATATAGCGAAGAAACCATTATTTATGAGCGTTCGCCGGAATATGAAAGAGCGTTGGAAGAGATGGGAACATATGTAACTATTGGAAAAAATTTGCATGATGACGCTATTGATTCGATTTCTCAGAATGCAGAACAAACATTTGATACCATGCAACGAAAAACAGTAATAATGGATTGTCCATTTTAGGAGGGAAACATGACAGCAAAACAATATTTACAGCATTATAGATCAATTGAAGGCAGGTATAAAGCTGCTGTAGAGGATTACAAAAATGTTGAAAATGAAATGATTTCTCTAAAAAGTCCTAGTTTTGGGGACAAAGTGCAGACTAGCCCTCAAAATGATCCTATTGGTGAAATAGTTATCAGTTTAGAAAAACAGAAAGTTAGAGTTGGCATAAATATCGTCAAATATAGGAGCCAAATGCTTACTGTTCGTAAGCAAATTACGGAATTAGAAAATGTGGACAATGATTTTTGTGTGATTCTGTTGCTTAGATATGTTATGTACAAAGATTGGAAGTTTATCTGCAAGAGCCTCAATGTTTCAAGAGCACAAGCTAATGTAATTCATGGCAGAGCTTTACAAGAATTTGAGAAAAAATACGCAGAAACATACCTGGATTTCTAAATCAAAGACATTATAGACATTTTAGACATATTAGAAATTGCAATATATCAATAATTATGATTTAAATAGAGTTGGATAGGTAGGAAACACAGCCTCTCACATTTTGTGAGGGGCTTTTTTATTGGAGAGTAAAGATGATAGACAGAAACGATAGTTATTCAAGTCCTATTTACAATACAAAGTTAGGGCGAAGAGTGATATATACCCCTGCGGCATATGTTACAAGGGAAAACTTAATAGATGTTCTTTCTTCAGCAAGATCTGTTCATATGCAGAATGTTAGCGACATCAAATATCTACTCCGTTACGAAAAAGGCGACCAGCCACTTAACAGGGTTAAAAAGGTCCGCCCAGAGATAGATATATGTGATGTTGATAACATAGCGAATCAGATTACAGAGTTTAAGCTAGGCTATGATTGGGGATATCCAATTACTCTTATACAGAGGGGGCAGAAGTCGGATGTTGATTCAGAATCTATCGCTTTGCTTAATGATTTTTATGAGTTGGCTGGAAATAGAGGAAAACAACAGGAACTAGCAAGATTTGTTGAGATAACAGGTGTTGGATATACATATGTTGACCTCAACAACGACTATGAAGAAGGCGAAAGCCCATTCACACTTGATGTTTTAGATCCTGAGTTTACATTTGTAGTTCGTAGCACATATTACACAGATAAGCGAATTGTTATGGCTGTTACATTCAGTGATACGGATGAAGATGAAAACACTATTTACACTTGTTTTACTCAGAACAGCAGATTTGTAGTTAACAGCAAGAATCAAATTACAGAGTTTGCAAATTATCTGGGGATTATTCCTATTATCGAATGGGTAAGAGCATATGACAGAATGGGATGCTTTGAGAGACAGATTCCTGAAATGGATGCGCTGAACCTACTAAATTCGGACTTCCTTAACGATGTTGACCAAAACACACAGGCCATATGGCACGCCAACGATGTAGATTTTGCTACTGAGGAAATAGAGAATGAAGATGGTACTGTGACTACTAAAGTTAAAAGACCTGAAAATGGTCAATGGCTACAGACATTTACTAACAATAACGGCAATAAGCCTTCAATAACACCACTTACAGTTAATTATAACTACAGTGGAGTGCTTAACAATATTGTTACCAAGAGACAGACGATATTACAGAAATGCGATGTGCCGCAAAGAAATGATAATTCTGGTGGTTCAACTGGCATAGCCATGAGTGATGCGTCTGGCTGGAGTGCCGCTGAAGCATCTGCAAGCAAGAAGGAAAACATACAGGATTTATGCAAGTGTGCTGAACTTAAAGTTGTGTTTAAGGCTATAAGAAAACAAACAAAGATAGGTGCTGATGATCCTATCAAACAGCTTTCACTTGCTGATGTCAAGCCATACATAAAGCGTCAAAAGTCTTATGAAATGACAGTTAAGACTAATGCGTTTGCAACAATGGTTGCTCATGGTATCAATGGCCTTGACGCAATTCAGAGTATTAACTTCTTTGATGATCCTAGCCAGGTTTGGGAGAGAAGTAAGGAAACAATTGAGAAATATCAAGAAAAAACATTTGGAGAAGAACCTGCGCAGGAACAAATTGAAGTTGATACAGAGTTATCAAGCGATAGAGTAACAGACCAAATTGATAATAGTCCAAATATAACAGGGTGATAAATGGCAATACAGAATTTCGATAAACTGAATATTCTAAAAAGGCGGTCATTACCATACAGAGAATACTTTGGAGATATGGAATTGACACCAAAACAGAAAGAGGACAGAGAACGCCTTGCGGTTATTCTTGAGGATTACATCATGATGTTTTTTGACATGATAAATACAAGTTTGGCTATGAATATTCTTAACGAAACAAGGATAAAACAGGAACTTATATATAACCTATATGATGCGCTTGCTGATGCCAATTTTTTTGTTAATGATATTGAACTTAATCAATATATTACTAAAACAGTTAATGATGCCTACACAAGTACAGTTGATAATCTTGAAAGTCACCCTATGGATTATGACTATACAGGCAATAGCCCTTATTGGGTATCTGAGGATAGAGCAATGTTTATTGCTGAGAATGAAGCAAATACCTTGTTCAATTCAAAGGAATATATCGAAGCATCAGCGCAAGGATATACGCATAAAATATGGGTAGCTTATCCTGATGACAGAGTAAGGCCTACTCATGTGCAAACAAATGGTTCCAAGATACCTATTGGAGCTTATTTCACAGTTGGAAATGCAAGAATGCTTTATCCAAAGGATTTAACCAGCGAACTTTCGACAGCCGGTGATTATCCTGAAGAATATATTGATTGTCGATGCCAAATTAAATATGTATAACAAATCAAGCACCTATTCGGGTGCTTTTTTTATAAATCGAGTAGAGAAACTCGTTAAACACGCAAACATAAAATACGAGCAGAGAAGCTGACGAAAAACGCAAAGTTTATATAGCAGAGAAGCTATTCAAAAACGCAGAAAGGAATAGGTAAATATTTATGGACGAGACAAATGTAAATGTTGCAACTAGTGATGCAACTAGTGATGTTGCACAGGAATCAAAAAAAGTCGAAACCACACCCAAAGTCGAAGAAAAACCCACCACAAAATCGGCTGAGGATCAATTACAGGCTTTGATGATTGAAAATGCAAAGTTAAAACGCGCTATGGATAAAGCAAGTAGCGAGGCAGCTGACTATAAGAAAAAGTACAATGCAACCCTTTCCGAACAGGAAAAGGCTTCACTAGAAAAAGCAGAGGAACAGGCAAGACGCGATGAGCGTTTAGCAGAGTTGGAGCGAGAGGTATCGGTCCATAGATTTACAGAACAATTTCTGGACTTAGGCTATGACAAAGAATCAGCAATCGCAGCGGCAACCGCACAGGTTGATGGCGATATTGATACGCTTTTCAAACTTCAAAAGAAGATTATCGATGAAAAGATTTTGGCTAAAGAGCAGGAACTTATAAAAGACATTCCGCGTGCAAAAACAGGTGTCTACGCTTCAATGACAAGGGATCAGATTATGGCAATTCCTGATAGAGAAGAGAGACGCAAAGCAATGGCGGAGAATTGGGAATTATTTGAAAACTAATTATAGGAGGATATAACAATGGCTACTAATGTAACAACTAGTGCAGAGGCAAGACTTTCAAAGTCTGCAAACTTCGCTCGTGTAAGAGAGCGTGAGTTCGTTGAGATTTTTAATGGCGATATTAGAAAACTTGTTGAGGCTCTTGGTGTAACAAGAAAGATTCAGAAAGAATCTGGTTCTATTCTTAAAGTAATGAAGGTTACAGGAGAACTTCAGCCTAGTAATGTACCAGAGGGAGAAATCATTCCACTTTCAGAGTTCCAGACAACATGGGAGCCTGTAGGAGAGATGACATTTGATAAGTGGAGAAAGGCTACATCAATCGAAGCTATCAATGACAAGGGATATGACCAGGCTGTAACAGCAACTACAGATAAAATGCTTAAACTTGTTCAGAGAAAGATCAGAAGTGATTTCTTCACATTCCTTGCAACAGGTACAAGAACAGCTACAGGTGATGGATTCCAGGACACTCTTGCTAACGCATGGGGACAGCTTCAGGTAATCTTCGAAGATACAGATATCGATTCTGTTTTCTTCATGAACCCACTTGACCTTGCAGGTTATCTTGGATCAGCAAGTGTTTCACTTCAGACACTTTTCGGTATGACATATCTTAAGAACTTCCTTGGACTTGGTGATGTATTCCTTAATAGCGATGTTCCAAAGGGCAAGATTTATGCTACAGCTAAGGAAAACATTGTACTGTACTACATCAACATGGGAACAGATGATATCGCAAGAGGATTTGATTTCACAACAGATCAGACAGGACTTGTTGGTATCACAGAGTCAGCAGATAAGACAAGACTTACTGTTAACGATACAGTTGCTTGTGGTATCAAGCTGTTTGCTGAGAACCTTTATGGAGTAGTTGTAGGAACAATTGGAGATACACCTTCAGCTTAAGACAAATAAAAGCGAGGACATAATATGGATGAACGGACATTCAATCAAATTTTAGATTCCTTAAAAATCACATTGGGTGTTACGGAGGGAAGAGATGTAACCATATTAACAGAAATCCTCAACGATGCGATTACAGAGATTATGGAGGCAAGGCATTATCCTAGTGATATGTCTGCCTCTGATATCGAAAGTGATATGCAGAAATTCATATCTAATATTAAAAAACTGTCTAAATACGACTATAACCAGATAGGTGCAGAACTACAGAGTTCGCATAACGAAAACGGAGTTTCCCGTCAGTATATAGATCGTAGGAAATGCTTTGATGGTATTGTTCCATATTGCAGACAGTTTTAGTAGATGTGCGTGTTGAGGGTGTTGTGCCTTCGTGACATCCCTTGATGCAAGGGTGTGTGTATTATTGGTGGTGGGCTACACACTATTTAAAGAAAAACGAGGTAGAGAAATGGCAAATTATTTACCTGTTATTATTTCAGCTTTGGCCTTGTCATTTTCTATCTATATGGGCATTAGAAATAACCGAAAGGATGATGCCAAAGATATAACTGATAAGGTTGAAAGAGATACAAAAATAAATTGCAAACTTGATGAAATATCAAGTGATGTAAAGGATATTAAGTTTGATATATCGGCTACAAAAAACAAGGTTGATGACATAGACAAACGCCTTGTTGTAGTCGAACAATCAACAAAATCTGCACATCATAGAATTGATAGAATAGAGGGCAAGGAAGTAAACTAATGCGTCAGTTAAAGAAAAACAAACAGAAAATGTTCTATTCGGAGCCAAAGAACAATAAGATATATGACTCTAACGGCAATGCGCTGGTGAACGATAAAAATGATTATTTTGTTTCTCAAATGAAAGATGCGCCAGAACCTACAGAGGACATATATGCCAGAGATGAAGAAGGCAATATTATTTATACCAATGTTGACGGTGAGTTGATTCCAGTTTTAAGCGAAACAAAGAACAACTATGAACCACCAACTATTTTTTATGCAAATATTTCCTTTAATTCAGGCGAAACGGCAATGGCAGAATACGGACTTAATGTTAGTAATTATGATGCTGTGATAAGCGCTGACAAAGGCAAATTGCCATTTGATGAACGCACTTTGATATGGCATACATCTACACCTGAAATTGACGATTACGGACAGGCAATTCCTGAAAGCGCAGATTACAGAGTGGTGGCTATTAAGACATCACTTAACGAAGAGAGATTTATACTCAAAAAGCGAGTTGATGATGAATGAGTAAAGTTATCAAATGCAAATTAGATGTTGATTCATTAGAAAAAGCAATAAAGGAACTTAATGCTTATCGAGATGAACTACAGGATAAGTTGGAACAATTCATGGATGCTTTGCTAAGTGTTGGTTTTACAGAGGCTAGTAGCAGAGCATCATCCTTTATGGGTGACAGCGAACCTGCAAGTGTTGTTAAAGAATACACAGTAAAGGAAAAGGACAGAATAGTTGCAACAATATCTCTTGTAGGCAAGGATGCCATATTCATAGAGTTTGGAGCTGGTATAGCTTACAACACAGGAATGCAACATCCACAAGCTGATGAGTTTGGCTATGGCCCAGGTACTTATCCAAGCGAACATCCACCTAACAGAGCAATCAATCCCGGAAGATGGGTTTATCGAGAAAACGGTGAGAAAGTATGGTCGTTTGGTACTGAAGCCAAGATGCCTATTTACTTTGCTAGTGAAACAATGAGAAATAATGCAGTTCAAAAGGCAATAGATGTATTTAGGAGTTGATTATGGATTTATTACAGATTGAAAACATAGTTACAACACAATTGAGAGCAAGGGTACCAAAAACAACAGACAACAAATACAAACATATGTCATTTACAAACGAAATAAGTGAACAAACACCTAGCTTTCCCAATGTTTATATACATGAGTTAGAGCCTAGCGAAGTCGGTAATACTATTCCTAATAATCAGATACACGCTATTAGAAGTACAATCCAAATCGAAGTTACAACAAATGTTAGCAGGACAGATGCACGAATAGTTGCTAATGCCTGTATCACAGCAATGAAAGCCTTAAGGTATAGTTTGGTCGTAGGACCTACTTATGTTAAGACTAACAACATACACAGATACATTATCCGAATGCGAAGAGTAATAGCAAGCGGAGATGAGTTTTAAAACTAGCACCTTAAATGGTGCTTTTTTGTTGAAATAAAACCTAACAAGGAGGAACCAAAATGGGAGCAACAGTAGATCTTAGTACCGCGGGCATTAGAATAGGTATAGCCTATGAAAGCACAAGTGGAACTCGCCCAACAACAGGATATACAAACATTCCTGAACCTATAAGTATTCCAGCTATGGATGATGCACCAAATCTTCTTGATGCAACATCACTGAATGAACTGTACTATCATAAATATGTACAGGGCCTTCGTGATCTTGGAGGTGGCGATATCGCTATCACATTCAACTATACACAGGCTTGGTGTGATATGTGGGACACAATGTACGAAACAAACCAGACAAACAAAGCTACAGGAAAGAGAGCGTGGATTACATTCTATATTCCAGGAATTGACGATGCTTTCTTTATGCCTGTTGATATTGTTAAGCGTGGACAGCCTGGAGCAGAAGTAGATGGAGTTATTCAGACAACAGGACACTTTGTTCCAATTGGAGAAGGTGGAGAGCCAGACTTCTACACAGCAGTTAATCCAACAGATCCAGTATCAGCTTAAGGTGTTGAGGTTAACACCTAATTACAAAACGGAATAACCAAATTTATAGGGTGCAATAGTTCTACCATAGGATTGTTGCACCCTTTTTTTTATAAAAATAATTAAAAAACGGAGGACAAACAAATGAGTAAATTTGAAGTAAATGGAAAAGAGTATGAATCACAGGAATTAGACTTTTTATTTTTGCTTAAGTTAGATGAGGACAATGTTAACACAGCCGATATCTATGGTATGTCAGCAATCAACAGTTATTTCTCATTCTGTAGTGGACTTACAAAGGTTCAGGCAGCAAAGGAGATATCTGCTCATGTAATTGCTAATAATGGAGAGTTCCCTAAGTCACTTATTGACAATTACAACACATCGTTAGAGGAATCTGGTTTTTTTCTCGCCCTATCTCAGAAGGGAGAACAGACAGAGCAGACGACAGAAGCAGAGGAACCAGCAGAGAGTTCAGCGGAGAAAGAAGAAGTAGCGACTCCAAAGAAGAGAACAAAGAAAGCCTAAAGATTAGGTTGTTTAAAACATGGTTTCCTACTTGCCATTTGTACGGGATGACCGAAGAACAGTTTTGGCATAGTAATCCTGCGAAAATAGAAGTTTATGCGGAAGCATGGAAACAGGAACAAAAGCGACAAAACGAAGTTATACATACTTATGTTGGAACCTATGTTCTTAGTGCCTTAACTACAGCAATAGATGGTGTACTGAATGGCAAAAAATCAAAAGCAAAATATATGGAAAAGCCTATACGACTCTTTGAACTTACAGAGAAGGAAAAAGAAGAAGAACAGCGAAAAGCAAGAGAAGCCTTCCTTGCGTGGGCAAATCTTACTAAATCTAAGTACAAAGATAGAAAGGAGGTTGAGTAGATGGCAGAAACAATAGACAAAGTGCAAGTGGAAGTTGAAGCCACAGCGAAAGGGACGAGTCAAGTTTTTTCACAGTTAACAAGTCAGCTTAATACACTTAAAACGGCGTTAAGTGGTCTTGATACTTCTAAGCTACAGAAAGCACAAACAGCTATAAATCCAGCCGGAATGACTAAGGCTGAAAGAGATATAACGAGTAGTGCTAACAAGATTAAACAAGCACTTGCAGGTCTTGAGGCTTATAAAAACGCTGCTCTAAGCGGTGATTCTTCATCGCTGACCTCATTCAATAGGCGTGTTATTTCAATCCAAAGTGCTGTTGATACTTTGCGAGAGAAAATGCAACAAGTGGGTGTGACGAAGATAGAAACCTCACAGTTCACACAGTTAAAAAATCAAAGTGACGATTTAGATGCGAAACTACAAGGACTTAAGTCACAAATGAGTGATGTTCTAAGTGGCAAGACATCTATGAGTAGTAATCAATTCGCACAGCTTACGGATGATATTGTTAATGCAAGAACAGAACTTCAAGCTGTTACAGACCAGATGCAACAGATGGTTGGAAGTGGTAACGCTTATATAAATGCAGATACGCTTACAGCAAGTCTGGAAACCGCAAAGGCTGAAGTGCAGAGTTTTGTTAACACTACAAATAATGCTAAACCGAAGATTGATACGGGTGGTATTAAGGATGCACTAAGCGGTATTAAAGCTAATGCAGAAGATGCGGTTGCGAGCCTTAAGAGAGTGTTTAGCGGTCTTGGATTATCTTCAGGTATCAAAAATATTGGAAGTAGTTTATCCAAGGTTAAAGAAACATTATCTGGAATAGGTAGCGCGGCAACTAAAGCGGCAAACACTGGCTTTATGAAAATCCTTAGATACGGATTTGGAATTAGATCACTTTATGTTCTGTTTAGGCGATTAAAAGAGGCGATAAAGGATAGTTTTACACAACTACAGTATAGTGGCGCTGAGTTTGAGACTACAAGAGCAAATATTGAATCGCTAAAGAATAGCTTAATGACACTTAAGTATCAGTTTGGCGCGGCGTTTGAGCCTATATTTAATACAATTGCTCCAGCATTACAGACCTTTATCAATTACCTTGTGGCGGCAATGAATACATTGTCAGCATTCTTTGCAAAACTAACAGGTCGTAGCACTTACTCAAAAGTAGCTGTAGCTACAGCCAAAGTCGCAAGTGGTGCTGGAAGCGCATCTAAGGCTGTTGGAGAATTAAATAAGCAATTACAAGGATTTGACGAACTGAACAACCTAGACCTGGATAGTGGATCTGGTGGAAGTGGTGGCGGTGGCGGTTCTTCTAGTGGTGACAATGTTACCTATGAAGAGGCAAGCGTTGAATCTGCTTTAGGTAGCTTTGCAAGTAACCTTGCCGATATGATTAAGGCAGGTGATTGGGGCGGTGTTGGTACTGCAATAAGCGACAAGATAACAGATGCACTTAATAGCATCAACTGGACAACAATTAAGAATAAAGCAACAAAGTTTGGCACAAATGTTGCTAACTTCTTTAATGGCTTTATTACTACTGATATGTTCAGCTCAATAGGAACAACTATTGCTGAAGCTGTAAACACAGTATTTACAGGTGCTAATGCTTTCGGAACTACGCTTAATTGGACAAACATAGGAACTTCAATAGGAACAGGTATATCCTCATTTTTCAAGACAGCTGATTTTTCCCTATATGGAGAAACAGTACATACATGGGTTGGTGGAATACTCGATGCAGGTATTTCTTTATTAGATAACACAGACTTTGAGGAAATAGGTAAGAAGTTAGGTGACTTTATTGAAAGCGTACAAGTTGGCGATTTGATAAGCAAGGTTACAACACTTGGTTCTAAGATTATTACAGCTTTAGGCAAGGCTATTACAGGTTTCCAGAACAACACGAGTGAAAAAGCAAAACTCGAAACGGCAATCGGTGGCTTACTTGGTGTTCTTGCAATAACAAAGAGTGTACCACTTACTCTTATACTCGGAGCAACAATAGGTGGCGTTGAGTTAGGTGGAAAGCTCTATGAATGGGCATCAGGCAATACAGTAAATCAATCATTCGTTGAAGAGGTCAAAGATATATTTGATGGATTGTTTGGTGAGGATAAAATCAAGTTTGACCTGAGCGATTGTATTTCTTTTGTAATTGGTGACTTGACGAGTGGTCCTGTGTTATCTAAATTACAAAAAGAAATCTATACTATATTCAGTACCGCACTTGTGCCAGCTAAGATTTTTGGTGAAGAGTATTTCAGAATTAGCGTTGGTGATTATATAGTGTTCGATGGTGTACCTAACATAATTGAAAAGGTATCATCAATCGGTGAAAAGATAAAATCTGCCTTTAGTAACATATGGAACGGACAGACATTCTCAGAGGCTATGGTCGGTGCTAACGGAATGGATAGCAAAGCCGCCCAGAATACTAAATATTCAAGCGGATTAAAGAAAACACTTCAAGACTTAGGTAAGAATATTGTTGATGGTGTTAAAGAAGGCCTTGAAATACAAGCAAAAGTTACTGTATGGAGTAGTCCTGTTGCACTTTTATTTACAGGCATAGTTAAGGCTATTAAGGATAAATTCAGAATTGGTTCACCAGCAAAAGCAATGTATGAATATGGTAAGTACATATTCCTAGGTATAGTCGAAGGCTTTAAAGAGGCTATGAACAGCAACAGTTGGGACAACATTGCAAGTAATCTTTATAACTACTTTACTAATGGTAGTAGCAATAAGATGACGGGTTCTGCATCTGGCAAGATTGGTTATGACTTTAGCGGAACAACTAGCAAACATACTGTAACGATTAATACTAAGATGACAGGACAGGCTAGGAGCAAAGCTGATGTCGATAACCTTAAGACTTCATTTAGCAACCTTAACACTGAGGCATCAAAGACAAATGAGGCAACATATAAGGCTAATGTTGGTGGTAAGATCGCAGAGATTACAGATCTTGACACATGGAGAAGTAAGTTTGAAAGACTTACAGAAAAGTGGCAGAGTAAATCAGCTACCATGAGAGCAAGTGTTGGTGGACAGATGGAATCCATCGATGACACTTACACTTGGATTGATAAGATAACTAACCTTGCTACTAAGTGGACAAACTCAAAGTCATCTACTTCAATGAATGTTACTTCTGATGTAAGCAAACTGGATGGTTCTGGTGGTTATCTCGAAAGATTAACTAAAGCGGCTAATACTTGGAAAAATACAAAACCAACGGCTACATTTACTACAAAATTGGATGGAACATTAAAATCTGCATCCGAAATTGACACAGTAGCGAAATCTTTTCAGACTTTAGGTTCTAATTATGACAAAGTAAAAGGTTCACATTCTTCTTCATGGAGTATTTCGTTTGGTGGAGCTAGTGTTGAAAGTATAAAAAGTTATGCAGATGCAGCATATAAGCTTTACCAAAGTTTTTATGAAGATGACCATACAGCAACATGGACAATGACTTTAAGTGGTAGTACATCAGGTGTTCAGGACTTTATCAACAACTTTGTTGCGAAACTGAATGAAAAAATGAAATCTGTAACTTTTAGGGCAAATTTTGGGGCATTAGGTGGAGTTATTACTCACGGAATGATGAAACATATACCACAGTATGCCGGAGGAACACTTAATGCTGGTTCGGTATTTGTTGCCGGTGAACATGGTCCTGAAGTTATGGGACATATCAATGGCAGAACAGAAATCCTTAACAGGTCGCAGATAGGTTCTATCATTCATTCATCATTTGTTTCGGCTATGTCACAGTTCGGAAATAGATTACTTGCATCACCTGAAACTGTTGCATACAGTGGAGCAACATATAATGGCTATAACTCAACAACAAACAATAATGGTGATGGAGTTCTGTTAGCTGAACAGAATGAATTATTAAGACAACAGAATGACTTACTTGCACAGCTTCTTGAAAAACCTACAGGTATTACAAGCAGGGATGTATTCAATGCTGCAAGAAGTGAAGCAAATAACTATTATAGGCGCACTGGAACAGGTGCGTTTTTAAGTTAGGAGGTATGTAATGGCTTTTAACGGTGAGTGGCTTATTAAAGTTGGCGATTACATTATTCCCCTGAATATTATTAAGCGTGGGAGCTATAAATCGGCTCCTGCGCAAAGACAGGATAATGGTGCCTATGTAGATGCAGATGGAAATTTGCATAGGGCGGTAATGCCACACAATAGGTCAAAAATAGAATTTGAACTTATATATTTAACAGTTAAGGACATGGAAGGCTTTTGGGATAACATAACCAGAAACTACATAGATGGTCCAGAGAAGAAGGTTCACCTCACATATTATGAAGAAGAATATCATAATTATGTTGAAGGTGATTTTTATTTGGCGGCAACACAGGAATTTACGATGCTCAACAAAGAGTATTACGACAATGTGAGAGTTGCATTTATAGAATACTAAGGAAGGGAGAAAAGATATGTCAGAATTAAGTGCTTACAATGAATATTTTTCAAAGGCAAGACATAGAAAAGTATATATAACTTTGCTCCCTTCACGAGAAGTTATTGATGCAAACCAATATTTGCTACAGGAATCCATTTCACTTGAAGAAAGTTTATATAGCGATGAAAACATAAGGTTTGGTGCTTGTGAGTCAAGTTGCTTACGGATGACGATATCAAGAGAACTTAACATACCCAAAGATACTGTCTTTGATATTTCGTTTTCAAGTGAAGGCGACGCAGGTGCACTTATCGATAGTGATGGAAATTACATCGTTAATGATAACAATGAAAGAATCGCATATGTAGACAATTCAAGTTTTACCGAAACAAAGCTAGGAAGATTTAAGGTTATGTCGGTCAAGCCAACAAAGGACAGGATGTATCAAGACCTCGTTTGTTACGATTCAATGAATTACATTCTTAATGCAAATGTAGTTGATTGGTATAACAATTTAACTTTTCCTATGAGTTTGTATAACTTTAGGCGTAGTTTTTTCTATCATATAGGAATACGCGAAGTAACCACAACACTTATCAATGACAATTTTATGATTCAAGGTGGCTTTGCTGTCAGTGATGAGATATCCGGCAAGACTATTATCGAAGCTATATGCGAACTGAATGGAGTATTTGGCCATATAACTAAGGATAATGAATTTGAGTACATATCAATACCAGGAAGCGAAACAGTTGATCTTGACCATTATCAGAACGGCACTTGCGTTTATGAAGATTATATAACTGATGCTTTCACAGGTGTTATTGCTTATTCGGAAGATGGAAATGTAGGCGATATGGTAGGAACAGACACAAACCCATACTTGATACAGAATAATTACTTGCTATGGGGCAGCGAAGGAACGCAGGATATTGAAGATGCGCTAACTAATCTGTTGACTAAGATATCAAGTGTTCAGTTTAGACCATTTACAGTAAAAACATACGGAAATCCTATGTTACCTCTTGGAACGCCTATAACGATGACAAGCCTTAATGGAAGTATTAGTAGCGTGGTAATGAGCAAGTATATGTCTGGCATCCAAAATCTGCGTGACGAACTTTCGGCTGTTGGTGACAAGGCGTTTCCTAACGATATCAATAGCACTAAAAAGGAAATCATGAGGTCTAAGGGTACGCGAACAATGGTTGAAAAACTGAACGGAAAAGTTTGCGTAAAGATAGACAGTAATGGAAACCTTGGACTAGCTGAAGTTGGTGCGGATCCGGATGATGGCTTAACCTATGTGACAATCAGCGCACAGAATATAAACATAGAAAGCGATACAGTTACTTTCAACAATGATGGCTATGAAATTAGAGGTGAAGTTTATACAACAAAGATAACTCCAGATAATAATGAAATATATTGTAATTATAAAGAAATAGACCATGATACATTTCCATATGTTGATTTTGAGAATGATACAAAAGCAGTAACACATATAAATACTTATGTGTACGGTGAACTGTATTCGGATGAGCAATTCGAGAATTTACTAGAAGTACAGTTGAGGTCATTCAATCTACAGCTAATTCAAAATAATACAATGTGGAAAGGAAGCACATCAAATTTCGGTGGGCAAGTAGTTGTTATAGGAACACACTATGTAATGACTCCTACACAATGGTCTAATTATATTGCAAATGGTGGTGGAATAGATGATGATGGATATTTAATAACTATAAGTGCGATGGGTAACTATTTATCGGAGGAACCTATGGAACTATCTGTGTTGCAAATGATTCCCGAAGTACGACCTATAATTGGATATATGGAAGCATCTTGGGCTATGAATATGCTTCAACTGTTTCATATAGTTTCTTATCCAGCGTATATGGGTAACTTTAAAGGCAAAATGCCAGTTGTAATCTGTCCAAATATTTCCATATCACAAGAAAATGTATTTGATTGGAATAATAAGTGGGGTGGAAATAATTATGGATTAGTAAATACAACTGGACAGCTATGGAATAGGGCTATGAATAATCCTGTTATAAGAGCAGGAACAATAGTCAAGACAATAACGACAGCTAATCCACAAAGAGTTTTTACAGCACAAGAGTTAGCAAATATATTTGGAACACAATCTGGCGGAACCTATACAGCATATGTAATGAACGGAGACCATGCGGCGCAAGGAGCCGACATCATAGCAACATATATTCAAAATGGTGAGGTGTATGTACGATTTAACGCTACACCTACAGCTGGTGCTTACAGATTTAACTACATGATAAGTAGATATTAAGATAAGGAGGACATAAATAATGGCCGACAAGCGAGTAATAGAACAAACAGCGAGTACAGAATTGTACAATGACGATTGGTTTCTTAAGGATTCTGTCGTTGAGGGAACAACAAAAATTAGTGGAGTCAAGCTTAAGGAACTGTTAGGTGCTGACGGAACACAGGCACTTGAAGAGATAGCAAATTCTATAGCAGAAGAGTATGACAGCAATCAAACTTATGCTTATAATAGTTGGGTATTTCATGAAGAAACTTTATATAGATGTATAGGCAATAATGTGACAGGAACATGGAATGCTACTAAGTGGCAAGCAAAGACAATTAAGCAATTTATAGCAGATAGTGAGAATTTAATTACTGGTAGATTACTACAAATGTTTGGCGAGTATCTTCCAATCAGTACACTTGACCCACCAAGCATAGAAGCAATTAGTAAAGGTGACATTTTTATTTATCAGCGAACAAACAAATATAAATTCTATAGAGCAAAAGCAGACCATCCACAAGGAGTGACAGAGTTTGATATTGATGATTGGGATGAATTTGACACAGTTGCCGACTTAATAGAGGATGTTACAGAGAACGCTGGACAGGTACAGGATGTAACAGTTGACGGAACAAGCGTAGTAACGGATAAAGTCGCAGAAATCGAAATACCTGTCAAGGATGTACAAGTCAAGACAAGCGCAACCTATGACAGTGTAGTAGATGCTAGTGGAAATGCAAAGATTGACCTGTCAAGTGAGATAGCATACGGCGAAGCAAGTGGCACAATTGCATCATTTAGCGATGGTGGAAACAACAAGCCACTAAAGAAACTTGAAGTCGCAATAGAGCCACAGCAAGACCTTCACGGCTACGATGCGCCGTGGGCTGGTGGTGCAGGGAAGAATAAATATAGTGGTGGGAATGTCACAGTAAATAATACATTATTTGCCGATATTTCAGTAAGTCCTATTCCTGCGGGAACTTATACAATATCTGTAAATTTAAGTAATGAAACAACCGACGATGTAAGAGTAGCTTTTAGAAAAGCAGATGGAACAGCAATTAGTGCGACTGGAATAACATATAATGCAAGTGGAAGAAGTGTGGGTGTGATTACCACCGACGAAACAACAGAAAGAATTTACTTTTACTATGGTTCTACCACTTCTGGAACGGGTACAAGAACTTATACTAATATACAAATCGAACAAGGCACAACCGCAACATCATACGCCCCATACTCCAACATCTGCCCTATAAGCGGACATACAGAAGCGAATGTGGTTGTATCACCTACCACAGATGCAGAAGATGGAATAACCTACAACATCCAATTCAAAGACGGCTCAAACCCACTCACAGTATATGGTGGTACGCTTGATGTGACGAGTGGGGTGCTGACGGTGGATAGGGCAATAGTTACATATGATGGTTCAAGTAGTGAAAATTGGTCATCGAGCGAAGTAAGACCGTCAAAATTTAGACATACGGTCACATTAAATAACGGTCAACCTAATAATGTGGCTATATTGTCTAATGAATTTAAAGGTGTACCTTATAACTCACGAAGTTATGATATAACAGGTATAGTGTGGGCGAGTGGAAATGATAATCAATTATTGGTAATGTCAGACTTAAACGAAACAGCGTTTAAATCATTATTATCATCCAATAATTTACAAGTAGTATACGAACTTGCAACCCCTCAAACCATCCAACTTACTCCTACTCAAGTTAAGTCGCTTCTTGGTAGCAATAATGTGTGGGCTGATACAGGTGACATCAACGACTGCATTTACCAGCGTGACATCAACACGACAATCAATGACATTATCGCTAGAATTGAGGCGCTGGAAAACGCATAAATTTAATACACAGGGCATGAATTGAGGGCTTTGGCTCTTTTTTTATGCCCTTTTTATGGAGGTGAAAGCATGAACATTTCTCAAACTTGTGAAGTTTGGGCGGTTATTGACGGGTTTACACGATATGAGGTTTCAACTCATGGAAGGGTAAGAGTTAGGGCAACAGGACATATTTTATCGCCTGACATTAACAATACAGGATATCCTACTGTAAGATTATTGGCTGATGGAACAAATAAAAAAACGCATTTGAATATACACAGAATTGAAGCTTTTGCGTTTTTGCCAAATATAAGTGAATGTGTTAACCATATTGATGGGAATAAAGCAAACAACCACATAAGTAATCTTGAGTGGTGTACTTATAGCCGTAACAATCAACATGCTTATGATATGGGATTGAAACACGCGTGGATGCAAAAAATATCAAGCGAAGATAGACTTATTGTAGCTGATATGTTGAGAAAAGGCATTCCAATTAAAGAGGTGGCAGAACACTTTGATGTTTCAGAAGGTTGCATTTATCAACTTATTACAAGAAAGCAGGTGGTTGTATGAAAATATCTCAAAAAGGAATTGAGCTTATCAAAGAGTTTGAAGGATGCAGATTGACAGCTTACAAAGATGCTGTTGGCATATGGACCATTGGTTACGGATGTACAAGCGCAGATAGAGACATAACAGGTACGAATATATATCAAGGTATGACGATCACGCAGGCACAAGCTGATGAATGGCTTGAAAAGTCGGTCAACAACAAGTATGTTCCAAAGGTTATGAAGTATGATGCGATTTATCATTGGAACCAGAACCAACTAGATGGATTGACGAGTTTTGCATACAACATTGGAAGCATTGACCAGCTTACTGCGAATGGTACACGAAATAGGGCACAAATCAGTGCGAAAATCCTTTCTTACGACAAGGCTGGAGGAAAAGTGCTTACAGGACTTACAAGGCGTAGAAAAGCCGAGAAAGCCCTATTTGATACGCCATACACACAGCAATACAATGAGGGCTGGATTAAGAACGAAGTCGGAAAGTGGTGGTATCAATATAAAGATGGTTCATACGCTGTCGGTTGGAAAGAAATTGAAGGTCAATGGTATTACTTTGATGCTGACGGCTACATGGCAAATGATGAGTTTGTGAAGTCTAGCGATTACGACACCAATAAGAAACTGTATTGGGTGTCCAGTGATGGTGCTTGGAACGGTAAGACCTACTATTGGAAACAGGACACTATTGGTTGGTGGATTACTGACGGAAAAGGTTATTTCCCTAAGTCTATGTGGCACAAGATCGATGGTAATTGGTACTACTTTAATGAAAAAGGCTACATGGTTACGGGAACGAAAACAATAAACGGAAGAATTTACAGCTTCAGAGCTGACGGAACTTTAGTTGAATAAGGAGGTGAAATCTATGTGGTATAGTGACAAAGGATGGTGGAAGATGGCTCTTGATAGGGCTATTCGTTCACTTGCACAAGGAGTTTTGGTAGGCGTTGGCGAAAATGTCTGTGTACAGGATTTCGATTGGAAATTCATTGTAGGCGCAGGTGTTGGAATGTTTATAATTTCCATAGCTACTAGCGTGGCATTTGGTTTACCTGAATACAAGGAGGGATGATATGAGACTGAGCGAACTGAATATTCCTAAGTCAGAAATCATTAGGTTATCTGAAGAATGGATATTAGTTGCTCGAAACAAATCTATTTTTATGAAAAAGCTAGAGGGGAGTACATACGAAGAACTAGCTGAAGAATACAACCTTTCAACGCAGAGAACGAAGGAGATTGTTAAGGATTGTATCAACAGAATAGCAAAGCATATTTAAGTATACGCCACCTGTCTGACATTTGTTGGATGGGTGGCTTTTTTTGATTTTAAACTATTGTAATGGTATAATACTTCAAAAGAAAAATCTTATGTATATGGGAAAGGAGTTAAAGCATGGAAAGAGTTGATGGCGAAACTTGTACTTTCAAAAAAGGCAGAGAAGTCGATAGATATTATACAGGTGATGACGAATGTAATGCCTATACAACTGTGTATGAGTGTGGTGGGGAATATGCTCATAATTATATGGATGTTGTAGGTTGCAGAGATCATGATTGTTTTTGGGATTGTTCTAACTGCAAATACCAATCTAAATAAAACTAAATACATACATAATACATACTTTTAAGGGGCTATCACATGATTGTGGTAGCTCTTTTTTTATTGCAAAATTAAGGCATGGAGGACAGAAATATGTATGAATATTATAACCCTAATCCAACTGGAAGATTATCCGTTGGAGATTGTGCAATAAGGGCAGTCGCAAAGGCTTTAAATATATCATGGGAAAATGCGTTTTGGAAAATAGCCCTAAATGCTTTTTATATGGGTGATGTTATGAGTTCAAACGCTGTTTGGGGGGGCGGTTATCTCCCCAAATTCTCCTTACCGTCTCTATCCAATAAATAAGAAAGGGTAGAGACTATGAATAAAAATACACTTGAAAATTTCAAAAAACTATCTCCTGAAAAGCAAGATAAACTTATTGCTTTGATAGAAAAGTTGTTAAAAGATTATCGATTATTTTTTTTTGATTCTCGTCAAGCTGTTCATAATAAGAAATAAACCGTTCTGTGCGTTCTTGTTCTTCTTCGGTTGGCTCATCATATCCTAATATATAAGCCGGACTAACCTTGAATAATTCTGCTAATCTTGCAACCTTATCTTGACGCATATTGTCAACATAACCATTTTCCCATTTAGCGACTGTAGACTTGGTGACACCAACTAACTCACCAAGTTTTTCCATTGTATAGCCATTTTTAGTTCTCAATTCTTTTATTCTTTTGGAAGCATTTTTCTTTAAGTCTGTACCCATATTTTGTCCTCGTTTTATCTAAAAATTTTTACAAATGGCACCTAATGGTGCTTATTTATGAATATATCAAAAAATTCCATAAAAGACAATAAAAATTTCCTAAAACGACATTTTTGTGTTGACAAACGAAACGGCATTTGTTAAGATAACATTGGTTTCGAGAAAAGAAACTTTACAAAAAAACACAAAATAGGGAGGTGAGCAAAGTGGACAAAAACAAGCTGTTGTATTTTATTAAGGACAGAGGTTACACACTTGATGATTTTTTCGCTGGAACCGGCATAGCTAGAACCACATTTTATAGGAAATGTCACAGCAATGGTTTTACTGTTAAAGACATTTGGAACATTGCCGAATTTCTCGGTTTATCAACAGAAGATATTAATTCTATTTTTTTTGCAAAACAGGTTTCCCGATAAGAAACTTTTTAGAGAGGAGAAGGCATATGGCGAAGAAGATATCACAGAAACAAAGGATTGTTGAATATCTCCATAAAGAAGGAAGTATTACAGCTTTAGATGCTGTCCGTGACCTAGGTATTCTTCAATTATCAGCCAGGTTGGTAGAGTTGGAACGCTGTGGCTACATATTCCATAAGGAGAATGAAACAGCAAAGAATAGGTATGGAGAGAATGTTCATTTTACAAGGTATTCCATAATCAGTGAGGGAACAAGCATATGAGTAATCCAAAACCAAGAAGGCTTACAAGATTAGAAAAAGAATATGTTTTGGGGAATGGCAAAAATCCTCGTGATTACCTGTACCTGTGCGACATTAACGACAGTTATTTCAAGATAATCAACAAACGAACAGGTGTTCATAGTACCTGTGACAAATATAGGAGAGCAAAGAACAGATTTGATTTTTGAGGGGTGAGGAAATGAACAGATTTTGGAAGTTTTGGAAAACATACATATTAGCACCAAGCGTACCGATTAGTGCACTAACAGTAATTATTACTATCTGTATGCTGGATTCTGACAGCTGGGTTCCAACAGTTGTATGTGTAATCAACTTATTATGGCTGCTCATGATTATATGGCGTAATAATCCAGAAAGAGAAAATAAGAAAAGGAGAAGTAAGCATGGAATTGAAGATACAGACAATATCGATGACGAATTTTAAAGGTGTAAAGCATAAGGAAATCAAGCTGGATGGCAAATCGGCAAGATTATGCGCACAAAATGGTGGATTTAAGACAACTACAGCCGATGCGTTTTATTTCGTTTTTTGCAACTGTAATACGGCTATGATTAATAACCCGGATGTTGTTCCTGTTGGATCAGACGAGGTTCAGCCTACAGTCGAAATCGAACTAACGATAGATGGCAAACCACTGACAGTTAAGAAGGTTCAGAAGTTTAAAAAACAGGTACAGGATGACAAAATTATATCCTCAGTTAGCAATACATATTTTATCAATGACATTGAAAAAACTTATAGAGACTTCATAGAAGATCTACAGACAAGAGGGATTGATACAGACAACTTTCTTATGTTCAGTAATCCAAATGCTTTTATGGCTGACACATCCAAACAGGGCAGAGAGAAGATGCGTAATATTCTATTCAAAATGTGTGAAAGCGTAACAGATGAAGAAATCGTATCGGACATGGATGGCGTAGATGAATTAAAAGCATTATTCGATGATTACAAGATTGAAGAAATCGAGCAGATGCAGAAAAGTACACTAAGAAAGATTGATGAAACAGTTGGTAAGGATAACACAATTCTTAGAGCGAGAATCGAGGAACTTATATCGCAGAAGTCTACTTTAGATGAAAAGGTCCTTACTGCGCAGCAGAAACAATATCAGGCGGAAATTGACAGGATTGAAGAATCCCTCGCAGACATATCTAATTCAAAGGTTGAAATAAACCAAAAAATATCAGAATTAAAAATCAAACGAGAAGAAATATCCAATAAAGAAAACGAAAAATTAAACGAGCAAAGGACAGAAATAGATAAGGTGATAAGAAGTCTGACTTTAACTATTGATGAAAAAGACTTCAAGCACACACAGGTTGAGAATGAATTATCAAGATACGAAAGCCTTTTAAATGAAGCAAAGGAAAGTGTTGAAAAACAACGCAATTTGTACAAAGAGGAACAGAATGCAGTTATAGATGAAGATTCGCTCAAGTGTACTCTTTGTGGCAGACCTTTTGAAGCTGACAAGATAGAAGAAATAAAAGCAGAATTTGAGAAGAATAAAGCTGAACGCCTAAAAACTATTTCTGAATCTGGAAAAGAACTAAAGAAAAATATCAAAGAATACGAGAAAGAAATCAAATCATTAAAGGATCAGGAACAGGCTTTAGACAGAGTTATTACCGAAAGCAAGAAAATGAGGACTAAAAAAGAGGAAGAAATCAATGCTTTACCTGTTAGCGCTGACCTCTTTATGAATGATAACTTTGTGATACTCAATTCACAGATAGCTGATTTAGAAGCGGATTTATCCAAAGAGGATAAAGAAAAGGTAAGGGAACTGAAGTCTCAATTGAATGTCAACAAGACTATGCACCATCAAGTCACAGCAGATTTAGGCTACCTAGAGAAGAATAAAGAGATAGATCAGAGAGTTGCTGAGTTAAGACAGGAACAGAAAAATGCTGAAATCAAAAGAGCTGATGCAGAGAGGATTCTTGACCAAGTTGACAAGTTTAAAAGGTTTAAAAACGAAAAGCTGACAGAATCCATAAACAGCAAATTCGATATTGTTTCATGGAAATTACACGATTACCAGCGCAACGGAGAGTTTAAAGAAGTATGTATTCCGTTGATTGATGGAAAACCTATAGATAGTTGTTGCAATGGATCGTTAATTACTCTTTGTAAATTATCTATTTGTTATTCACTCCAAAAAGAATTTGCTCAATTTATTCCAATTATCTGTGATGATTATTCACTCTTTAGTGATAATACTTCGGATAGATTACCTAAAGATAAAAGAGTGCAGCTTATTGGGCTGGTTGTATCGAATGATAAGGAGATGGTAATAAAAGATGCCTAGAGCCATAGATATAACAGGACAAAGATTTGGAAAATTAGTAGCTTTGAATTTTCAGGAGCATAGATATTCCATTTCAAGAGAATCTAAAAGATTTTGGAGGTGTAAGTGTGATTGCGGGAATGAGTGTGTTGTCGATGTAGGATTATTAAGGCAAGGAAATATAAAATCGTGCGGATGTTACAAAGTTGAAGTTAATAAAGGTCAAATTAAACATTTGACGCATGGACACTCAAAAACAAGAATTTACAAAATTTGGGTTGATATGAAACGCAGATGCAACAAAACAACCAGAAAAGATTATGAACACTATGGTGGTAGAGGCATTACTTTTTGCCCTGAGTGGGAGAATTTTGAACCTTTTTATGAATGGTCTATGGCAAATGGCTATAGGGATGATTTGACACTGGACAGAATAAATAATGATGAAAATTATGAACCCTCTAATTGCAGATGGGTTAATTTCAAAGCTCAAGCAAACAATACCTCAAGAAATCATCATTTAACTTATAAAGGTGAGACAAAAAACATTTCACAGTGGGCTGAAGAATATGGACTTTCATATGGATTATTAAGAGATCGCATTGTAGTTCTTGGCTGGGATGTTGAAAAGGCGTTAACAACACCTGTAAAGAAAGTAAAAAAGGAGAAGTAAGCATGGGAGAGGAAATCGAAAGAAAGATAGTTTCCAAAGAAGAGTTTATGACATTTGAGCAAAGGATAAAAGAAATTGGAAAGGCCGTGTTGGACCTTGTAAATGATATGGGTGTTTCGCTAATTATCAACGGTATGAATCCAGAGAACGATCCCGAAAAATCGAATGTATGTTTTTCATTTTTTCCGGGCAACTACAACAGCGTACATTATGACGACATTGCTTGTTCTTGGATAAGAGAATCAAGAGGTTGGAAATTTATAAATAAGGAGGAGAAATAACATGGCGGAGAAAAAGGAAGTAGCTACACAGAACAAACAGGAACTCACAATGTCTGGATATTTTACAAGTGAGTTGGAACGGATAGCTGGAGCCTTACCAGAGGATTTCAACAAACAGAGATTCGCATTAGGTTTTATCTCAATGATTCAGGATCATCCTGAGTTGCAGAAATATCCGAAGGAAGAACTTGCAACAGCTGTTGTGAGAGCAGCGCAGGACAACCTTGATGTATTGAATGGTGAAGTATATATCCATGAGGGCAGAAATGGAAAGATAGGCTACGACATTTCGTATAAAGGAATGCGAAAGATGGCTATTGAAAGGTCAGTAAAGCCTATTGATAACATAATTGCAAAACTCATAAAAGAGGGAGATACAGTTGATGAAGAGATAGTAAATGGCAAGGCACACATTCACTATAAATCAAAGTTTGGCAATAATGGAGCAATCATTGGAGTTATGGCTATATGTACTTTCAAGGATGGTTCTGAAATTTACGAAATCATGACAAAGGAAGAAATAGATGCCTGTAAAGCAAAATCTAGGAATAGTGGTGCATGGAGAGATTTTTATGGTGAGCAGGCTAAGAAGTCTGTAATAAGAAGGTTGTGCAAACAGATAACACTTAAATTCACAGATAAACGACAGGCTGATGATTTTGTCGGAGCAAATGAATTTAACCTCGATGATCCTAAAGAACAGGCGCAGGCTGATATCGAGCAGAATGCAAATGTTATTGACATAGATTCTGAAGATATACAGGAAGTCACGATAGACGAGGATGGACAGACTTCATTCGTAACAGAGGAATAGCCTATGAAACACGCAGAGTACATTTATGCGACAGGTCAAATGAACTTCTACCTATCCAAAAAAGGTAGAGAAAAGTTAAAACAGATTAAGAAACAAATTTGTGACGATTATTGCAGATATCCCAAAGAGGCAAAGATGAATGGTGACATCATAATTGATGATCTGGTGGAATGTCCAAATTGTCCACTTAATAAACTAGATGATTTTTTTGAAAACGAAGAAAGGAATAATGCCTGAGTACCGTGTAAACACGGTTGAGCAGCGGAGTTAAAATGGCTGTTCGCAAAATAACTCATTGTGGCTATAAGGCTTGTGGAAGAAATGAAATAAGCGAATGTAGAGCAATCTAAAGAATAATCCATTATGCGAGATTCTTGCATAGTGGTAGGTATTGAAAGTAGTTTGGTTATCAGCTGGAGTAAGCAGTTTTATAGCTGGATATGTAATCAAAGAAACTGTGGATGAATGGATTTACATAGATATAAAAGACCAGCATCCAGACAGTTTGAGGTTCATTAAGGATTGCGAAAGAGCAATCGGCAAACAAGTAACAATATTGAAATCAGATGAGTTTAATTCCGTAGAGGAAGTGATAAGGAAGTACAAATACATTAACAGTCCTTATGGTGCACCATGTACAGGAATGCTTAAAAAGAAGGTGCGTAAGAAGTGGGAAAACGAGCATTTAGACGAACCCCTTACATATGTTTGGGGAATGGATGCAAATGAGAAAAATCGAGCCGAAAGGCTTATCAAAGGTCAACCAGAATACAACCATGAGTTCCCACTAATCGATAGGCACATATCTAAACAAGAAGCACACGCGATCTTAGACAGACTAGGAATAAAAAGACCTAAAATGTATGACTTAGGATTTGCTAATAACAATTGTGTTGGATGCGTAAAAGGCGGTCAATGGTATTGGAACCAAATACGAAAGCACTTTCCTGATGTGTTTGAGAGTAGAGCAAAACTTGAGAGAGATATCGGACATAGTTGTTTAAATGGATTATATCTTGATGAATTGCCAATAGGTGCCGGAAGAAAGACAGATGAAATATCACAAGATTGCGGAATTATGTGTTATCTGGCTTTGGATGAACTAAAGGAGAACAAGAATGAGTAAATCAGATAAACCGCCATTAGGAGTTGAGCCATATTACATAACATATGGCGAAAGGATACATGACTTAGCGGATGCAATCAGGCGGACCAATGATATAGACGACATTCGCTATTACATCTCAGAAATACATCTGTGTTGCGAAATGATAAAGCAGATGGCGAAAGTTGAGAAAGATCGCAGAGAAGCGAAGGAGAATGGCAATGATTGACATTAAACCACCAGAAGAAGAAAAGGAACTGATTGTGCCAATAGACAAAATTGATGAAATCAATAAAAAGCTGAATCCTGATGCGTACTACCTTAAGGAAATCAGCAAGACGCTTAAGGATATTCTGAAGGAGATGAGGAAGAGGAGGTGATGCAAGAATGTTAATGAGATGTGCAAAGACTTCATCAGAGGGAAATGCGTTTGCGTTAGAAACAGATAAAGAAATATTACTGATTGAAGCCGGAACTGATGTAATGACGATAAAGAAAATGATCGATTTCAATATTGATAAAGTAATTGGTCTAATAGTTTCTCATGGACATTCTGATTAACCATTCCCTGTCAGCTAACAAAATCAGGAAAATGGGGATTCCCACATACACACCCTATATAAATACGGAACACAAGCGGCTCAAAACTAGATTAGGTGACTTTGTTATTGAGTCGTTTCCTGTTCCACATAACGGAGTTGAAAACAGAGGTTTCATAATTACTACAGAAGGACAAAATATATGTTTTTTAATAGACTTGGAGCTTTGCCCCTATGACCTATCCAATAAGGACATAAATGTGCTGATAGTTGAGTGCAACTACATATCAGATATGGTTCCTGATGACTTACCTAACATACAACACAAGGTTATAGGACATTGTGAGTTGCAGACAACGATAGGAATTATTCAAAATTGCCAAAAGCATCTTAGGAAAGTCATTCTAACCCATGCAAGTAAAGGTGCAACTATGGATAAAGAAAGAGCATTAAAGGAAATAAAGGCAAGTATTCCAGATTATATAGAAGTGGTTTTTGCAAAAGACAATACAACAGAGGATATAAGCGAATGCCCATTCTAGGAAGGAGATTAAATGAACACAGGAGAATTTTTAACAGATACAAAAGAGAAGATAAGGATAGCAATGGAGAAATCGCAGATCGTAGATTATGAGGATGAACAGGGAAATCCAGTATACAAGACAGTTGCTAAAGCTGATGCAGTTGAGTGGGTTATGGAGCTGTTTGATTCAGTGGCGTATCAGTTTATTCAGACAAACTCAAATGGAAATGCACTTTATGACATTTACGGAAAACTACCACCAGAGAAGTTTCCTGAATATTTGAATCTTATGACGGAGTATTCAAATAAGGCTTATGCAGATTATAAGTTCGAACATGATGAAGATGTTAGCGATACATTCACAGTTATTGACGGAGGTAAAAAAGATTGAATCAAACAATTATTAGTGGTCGAGTGTCAAAGGAAATTAGCGTAAAGGGTAAAGTCGGATATTTTACCCTTGCTAATGAAAGAGATTATCCATTTAACAAAGACCAAAATGGAAATAAGGTTAGTAATTTTATTACCTGTAAGGTTTTAGGAGAAAAGAACATCCAAAGAGTTCAACAGTACCTTCCAAAAGGAACAGCGATTATCGTAACAGGACATTACTTTAGAGATAGCTGGAAAGACAACAATGGACAGTATCAAGAATTTAACTATGTGTTGTGCGAAAAATGGGAGTTTCAAGTAGGCAAGGCTACAGAACAGGCAGAGCAGGAACAGGCTTCACAGACTAACGAAGAACCATCAACACAGGAACAGCCACAATCTGCACCAGAGGGCTTTATGGAAATTCCAAGCGGCGGAGACGAATTTAGCGATCTCCCATTTAAGTAGAGGTAAATATGGCAAAAAAAACTTTCGCACAAGTTAAAGCAATCGAACAAAAAAACAAACAAAGACTTCTTAAGATTAACCCTCAACTAAACGAGCGAAGTGGCATTTATTTTTTGCTGAGAACTGATGAAGAAGGCTTTAAGTTTGGCTACATAGGGCAGGCAAAACATATACTTACCAGACTTGCACAGCATCTTGTTGGTTATCAACATATAGATTTATCCCTCAAAAAACATGGGTTGTATCACGAAACAAATAATCCTTATGGCTGGAAAGTGAATTTCCTCAATTGTCCTGAAAGTGAATTAGATGAGAAAGAACAACTATACATTAAACAATATGCTCTTGCAGGATATCAGCTTAGAAATAAGACAAGTGGAAGTCAAGGCGAAGGTAAAAAGCAGATTGATGAATACAGACCTGCAAAGGGATATCGTGATGGATTAGCCCAGGGTAGGAAGAATGCCAGCAAAGAAATTGCGCATTTATTCGAAAAACATCTGGATTATAAGCCCAAAAGCAATCCGCCAACAAAAAATCAGCAGAAAGCAATGGATAAATTTGAAGCTTTTATGGATGAACATAGGATGCCAAACAATAACGGCGCATTAAACATTGAAGAAATAGAAAGGAATAAATATGGAAGAACAGTTGTATCGAGTGGAAGTGAATAACTGCACTGATAATCCAAGAAAATATATTGTTGCAAGATTTATCGAAGCAACACATGACTTATGGTATTACGGATCATGGGATGACTTAATGACAGCTCAAAAGGCCGTAGAAGAGATACCTAACGGAATCATTGTAGAAAGGATTGATTGAGCATGAAAGAGTTTGAACAGGCATCAAACGAGATAGAACAGGACAGAAGTTATGAGTACGAATGCGAGAACTGTATCGAATTTTTGAAAGGTGCAACCACTGCTACGGTAACATTTTCACAGGGCAGATTTGTAAACAAGATTATGAAATTGGCTGAAAAATTTCCAGAGGAAGTCGAGATTTGCCATATAAATTGTTTTCCTAGTGGAGATATCAGCAGTGTAGTCGCACACATTCCTGTGAAGTACATAAAACTGAATTATACGAAACTTTCAGAGGAACGAAAAAATGAAGCGATAGAGCGATTAGCAAAAGCTAGAGAGGATAAGAATAATCCTTGTCCGTGAAACACACAGAGCGTTGCGTGAAACATGGCAAAAATCGATTTTAAACGCTTAGTCGATAAATTGTAAGGGTTCGAAACAAAATTCAAAATTAGGGGAGAAAATTACTTATGAACGCATTTCAAATAGAAAGTTGTGTACAGATCGCAAATCACTATGGAATAGAGTCACAGGAACTTATGGCCATCGAAGAGATGTCAGAGCTGACTAAGGAAATCTGTAAGAGAAGGCGTGGCAATGATAACAGAGAGAAAATCATAGATGAAATTGCAGATGTAAAGATAATGATTACTCAGCTGGAACATTTATTCGATATCTCAAAGGAAGTTAGTCTCAGAATTGACTATAAATGCCAAAGACAGTTGAGAAGAATGGAGCAGAAAAGAGGTGATTAAGAGTGGCGATTTACAGAAACATACAAATGACATTTTGGACAGATATAAAGGTTTCTGAATATTTCACTCCAGAAGATAAATATTTTTATTTGTACCTATTTACTAATCCTCATACAAATTTGGCTGGTTGTTATGAAATTAGCATAAGACAGGCATCAATAGAAACAGGATATAGTAAAGAAACCATTGAAAGATTATTTAAAAGATTTGCAGAAGTCCATAAAGTTGCTTTTTATTCAGCTGAAACAAGTGAGGTTTTACTTGTTAACTGGCATAAGTATAATTGGACATCTTCAGAGAAATTTAGGAAACCTTTAGAGACTCAGATCAAGAACATCAAAAATCAAAATTTTATGAATTATCTTACGGAAATATTTACACATCAAGATACCGTATCGATACCGTATACATACCCTATCGATACATATTGTATCGATACATCTGTTTCTGTTACTGATACTGTATATATAAATAATAAATCTATAAATAATAATACTAATAATATATATACAAAACATTTTGAAGAAGTATATAACTTATATCCTCGTAAAGAAGGGAAAAAGAAAGCCTACGAATGTTACAAAGCACGACTTAAAGAAGGGTACAGTGAAGAAGAGTTGTTGACAGCTACGAAAAATTATGCGGAAGAATGCAAAAAAGAAAAGCGTGAAAAGAGATATATAAAGATGGCATCTACTTTCTTTGGGGTAAACACTCCATTTGTAGACTTTCTGAAAGGTGGTGATAGTGACGATGGAGACAGTACAGAACCCCATAAACTCACTGATGAAGAACTTAAAGCCTACGAGCAATTTAAAATCAAAGGCTTCATGTCCGAAGTGTAATGGGCAGGGATGGATCTGGATTGATAAGAATACAGTTAAGGAATGTGAATGCAGACAAGAGATGCTTATGAATAACAAAGTTAAGTTTGCAAACATTCCTGAAGCATTCAAAGATTTAAGGTTGGATAGCTTTAGCACAGCATTTTATCAAGATAAGGAATCCATAGGAAAAATAGTTGCAGTGATTAAGGATTATATGGATCACCTAGATGATATGAAGGCTGAAGGAATAGGGATATATATATGGTCCCAAACACCCGGAAGTGGAAAAACAAGACTTGCCACAAGCCTAGCCAACGAACTTATTCATAAATATGAGATGAATGTCAAATTTATAACGAGCCTAGACATTATTGATGAGATTAGAGCTACATGGGATAAGGATGCAGAATTTAATAGTGAAAGTCAGCTCATGAGATATCTAACAACAGTTGAAGTGCTGGTCATAGATGATTTAGGCGCAGAAACACATAAAGATTGGATAGATGACAAATTCTATAAAATCATAAACACTCGCTATGTCAACAAACTAATAACTATATTCACAAGCAATGACAATATAAACAATTCTGACTACGACAAGCGCATTACTAATCGAATTATTGAGAGGTCGTATCTACTACATTTTCCAGAACAATCAGTAAGAGAGGGCATAGCACAGATCCGACAGAATCAGATAGACAACAAACTAAAGAACGGAGGGGCGAATAGTGAATGATACAGATTTACCTAAGATTAACATACAGGAAACCTGCCTAAACATTATGAGGTTGATGAGGCAAAACCATATAGATAGTTATGACTTGATGATGAAACTGCATTATTCAAGTCCAACAAATATTTATTATTGGAAAAATGGCAGAAACATTCCAAGCACAGATAATCTTGTAAAGTTAGCATACATATTTGGCTGCGATATTGCAGACATATTAGTTATTGATTATCCAGAGGGGGCGAGCAAATGAAAAGACCAGTAGCTCCATGTAAAGATTGTAAGAATCGTAATGAAACCTGTCATGGAAAATGCGAAAAATATCAGGCCTATGAAAAGGATCAGAAGGAATGGAAAGAGAAGTTCCGTGACGGAAGAGATGAATATATGTTGTATCGAAATAAGCGAAGAAAAACACAGAGGTGAGTGATGAGAAAAATATTGATAACAGTATTGGCATTGTTGGTTTTATTGCCCTCGATGAGGGTAAATGCAGCAGATTATCCAGAATATAGACCAGATGC